GCTGCTTGCACAGTTATAGCATCACCTGCTTCTAAATTCAAGCCTTGAGGTGAAGCATTTACTTGTGACTTACCAGCTAAATCATCTCTAAAAAATTCATATTCCGTATTAGAATCTGATGAATCAACAAAATTCATATTCACCACAATAGATGAAGATGCATCGTTGTTTGCACAATATATACTTTTAACTATAATCGCTGCATCAGTAGGACAAGTAAGCACTGTTGCCTTGGCTGTATCAGCTTGTTTAAAACCTTGGTTTTTATAAAATATACTCATGATAAAAAATAATTAAATGCATCCTGTTCGTTTTTTAAATCTTGTTGAAAAGAAAAATTAAGCTGTTGTTGTAGAGTATTTAAAGACTCTAGTATCTGTCTTTGATTTTCTACATCGTATTCAGGTTTTGGTTCAGGGATATAGTTTGTTACTTTAGCCATTATGAATAATCACTAAATCTGCCAGGGTCATTTACTGAACTTCCAAAAGTGCCTCCTGTTTTAGAATCAAAACTACTTCCAGATCCACCATCTCCACCACCATGTAATGATTGACCTATCTGGGCTGTTTGACCAGCTGCAACTTGTTTAGCTACTTTATCTAAAAGTTGTCTTTGTTGAGCCGCTTTGTTTTCTTTTTGATTTTTATAAAAATTAAATGCATTTAAATTAAATTTATTCATTTGATTAGCTACATCAGCATTTGCTCCTGTAAATTTAGTTCCATCAAAACCGACGTTGTATTTGTCTTTCGCTCTATTAATAGCTTTTTCGTATCTGTTATATTCTCTATCTACAGTTTCAGCATAATTACCTAAAAGACTTCTAACGTTTTTACCTGTAGCATCTTTTATGGCACCACTACTAGGATCCACATATATTCCAGTTCCTAAGTTTTTTTGATCCATCGTAGATTTAATAAATTTTCTGTCCATATATGGAAGAGTATCAAATTTATCTAGACCTCTTATAAATCTCATTCCAGGTATAAAATTAATTAATGTATCTAATCCACCTTTAACTGTTTTAGGTAATTGTTGAGTAATAAAATCTTTAGCTTGTGATAAGATACCTTGTTGTGGTTGAAAGACATTTGCTTTCTCTTCTGCTTGTTTAGTTCCAATTATATCACTTATATAAACTTTTTGACCATTGATAATTTGAAAAGGCTCTTCAAATTGGCTAGCCGCGTTTGTTTGTGTAATACCTGTATTAACAGGTACAGGTTGTAAAGGAAAATTAGTAGCAAATCCAGATTGTGTGTTTGGTACTACACTAGCAGGTGAAATTATATTATTATTTTTTGCAAACTCAGCCATAGATACAAATGGAAAGTTATTATTAGATTCAACAGGTACAATTTGAATATTACCGGATTGATCTAAAACTGTATTAAAACCAGTGCCAACATTTGGCATAGTCATATTATTAGGCTCAGCTGCTCCAGCAGAACTCATACCAAAAAAATTTCCTATTCTATTAAGAATATTTGGTTTCTCTGCTTGTTGTTGTTTAGCAGTGTTTACGTATTCTTGTGCTTTAGCAACGATTGTAGGATCGTCGCTTTGTAACATCTGATTTACCATTTGATCTGATAAACCTATTCCATAGCTAATTGATCGTTCTGCCATTATCTTCTTCCATCCGGTTGTGCGTCAAGTCTAAAAGTTCCATATCTCCAGGCTTCTCCTGTGGAAGTATTAGCTATCTGAATAGATACTAATCGACCCCTAGCTCGGGTATCTATCTTATCAGTGGTTGATGTAATTGTAAAGGGACCTAACGGTGAACTTACCGCGGTATTATCTGGGTAATCGTTTAAAAATATAGTCACTTGAGAATTACCGCGTAAGTATTTAAAGTCAGGTATAAATCTCTTGACTGACATAAAGAATTCTCCATCCCCTCTGTAATCTGCTACACCTGTCATCTGTCCTAGTGGGCTTCGTCTAGATGTAATATCCCAGTCTCCAGATTTAATAAAAGCATCTATCGATGTAGTACCAGAACTATTAACTTGGTCATCACCTTTCTCATGACAATAGTAAATAGATGCACCATATAAATTAGTTATACCTGATATTTCTGAAAAAACAGGTGTGGCTGTAGAATCATAATCAGTTGCATAAGGTTCAGGGTATACACCTTGATCTTGATAACTAGATCTGTCTAGAGATGATGTTGTAAATACATTTTCTGAATAGTTATAAGTTACGCATCTGTCAATCTGTTCAGATCCACTTTTTGGATAAAACCAATTTATCTCTGTATACAAAGCATTAGGTGATGAGTAAACAATATCGGATGCATCGTAATTAATACCTAAATTATTTCCGTCTGTAGTAAATACAAAATCTTCAACTAAACATGGTAATGATTTAACCGTACCATCAAATACAAAAAAACCTCCTTCGGCTGACATCCACCACACAGCTCCATTTGCATAAGAAACAGCGTTCTGTCCTATACATCCACAATTTGTACCCACCTGTCTTACAGAGAAAGTAAATGGTGGTCCTACAAATTGAACCACATAAGCTGCTTGATCAGTTAATACAAAGACATAGTCTTTACCTTGAATAGCAGATACGATCTTGTTTCCTGTATCTAATCTAAATGTACCTGCAGTGTTAGTAGCTGTGGGTGCATATGTATTTAAATCTTCTTGATTAGAAAATCTTACAAACATCGGATCTTGTGTAGTTGAATCTCCAATAGTTGTTTCAGTCCCAAAATGAAATAAATGCCTGTCTCTATCAGATACTAAAGTTAATCGACTAGCTGTAGGATTGTTTGTGGTATTAAAATTTGTTGTGGTTTGAGATGCTCTGATAGCTCTCGGTGCAGCAGCCCCTGCATTCCATGTAAAAGTTTTACCATTAAATACAGTTGCAACTAATACTTCTCCAAAGTTATCAAGGCTCCAGTTGCCTGGATCCAGAATTACGTTACTTACTGTTCTAGCTGTTCCCCATGTTCCTGTGTTCCATTGATACGTACCCCATCCATAACCAGCTGTTTGAAATGTTGGTCCTACTTCTTCATAAGGATTAATAGTGGCTGATCCAGAAGCAGATGCAGCTCCACTCGCATTAACTCTCATTTGAATTGTAAATGTATCATTATTAGGCACAGTTAATATTTCAAAAGCCCCTGTAGTAAAATCTGATGCTACATATCCTGTAGGTGGTGTAACTGATGAGAAAGTTACATATCTTCCCTTAGATAATCCATGACCAACTTTATTAACCGTTACATTATTTTGACTCGAAAACGTATCAAACGTAGCTCCAGTAATAGCTGTTGCTAAAGGAGATATATCGTAAAAAGCTCCTTCGTAATATAAAAATAAACCTTGTGATGTTCCAATAGCTACATATTTTTCACCATTAAAACTTGTAAATGCATGTTGATTTCTAGCCGCTCCAGGTAATGTCTCTTGAGCTTCTGTGAGCTGTGTCCAACCACCCATCTTTTCAGGTAGTCCATATCTAAACCTTACAAAATCTCCATCTACCCATTGACCCTCGGCCCCTGAATCTGTAGCTTGTTTATTAAAACCTGCTTTAAAGTTAAGTTTCTGTAGCATGAATTTTCCTATTTTGCTTGCAATATTACATTAAATTAAAGTTGTAAGCTAGTGAAATTTTAGGTTGATTTGATTTACTTTGTTTTACACCGTGCTTTAAATTAGATTTAAATACTAAAAGTTTGCCCTCTGCCGGTTTTACATTAAATGTTTTCCACGTAAAAGGATTTTTTTCCTCAAAAGAATCTTTTACCTGATTGTTTTCAAAAGAATAAAAATAAATGTCCCCTGAATTTTTTGGAACAGATAAATAATAAACTGCTGAAATGTCATAAAAATTATGAATATGAGCTTCTTGATAATCATGTTTTTTATAAATATTAAACCAAGCTTCTGAGTCATTTATAGACATACCTTTAAAACCACAGCTATTACCATATTCAATTATTTGTTCTTTTACCCAATTATTTAAACTATCAAATATTTTATTCTCGAATAAATTATATGTTCCATTAGTATTAAAAGTATCAGCTTGCCAATTATTTCCCCCTTTTTTAATCTTACCAAAGATAGATTTGCACTCCTTCACAAGTATGTCTTTAATTAAGTTGTGATTTTTATTCTCACATTCATGTATTAAAACAGGAAATAAAATAAATTTTTTCATTTAAGCAATCGAGGATGGACCGTTATTTAAAAAAATATTTCCCGCAATAGATATTCTTGTTTGATTAGATTTTTGAAAAGGATAAACTATATGCTGCAAAAGAGATGGAAATAACACGACTGTTCCTTCATCCTCTTTGCTTAGATCAATATTATAAACAACTTGCTTACCGATTATTGTGCTATAATTAAATGAAAAAACAGATCTAACAGGTATTTTAACCCAAATGTTAAATGAAAAAATGCCATCGTGAATATGCAATGGAATATGTTCACCTTTCTTTTGATAGTTAATCCAAATCCTTCCAAAAGTTAAAGGAGCAGGTCTAGTTAAAACAGTGATGTGTTGCAAATATTCTGGAAAACTTGTTATATATTTTTCTTGCATTTCATTTAAAAAAATTTTTATGTCATTTAAATTTTTCTCTAAAAAATAATGATTAGCTACTCCAGGGTTAGTTAGACCAGATATAAATTTTTCTTTTTTATTTTTATTCAAACACTCTTTTAGAATAGATTGATATAAATTTTTAGGTAGTTTAGACCTTATTATTCCATAGTTTATTAAATTAATTTTTTCCATTATTTTTCTATAATAATATTCCACTCTAGATTTAAAATTAAT